ATTTATAAGATTTATGGCATTCCAAAAGGATTAGATTCGTCAAAGTCAATAATATCTTCTGCTTCTTCCTCAATCTCTTCATTTGCCGAATATCCATCTCTAGTGGCAAATACGTCAATAGATCGTAAATAGTGAGAAGCACTTGAGGCAGATCCTACAATATTTTCTCCGATTTTAAATTCTCCAGTAACATTAGAAACTTGAAGAACATTTGTAATAGAATTCCAAGATTTAACTCTTCCAGTAACTCCACTTTGCGATCCAGTTATAATCTCATTGAATACAAAATTGCCCGTAGAATTGATGGGTGGATTTGAAATCGTAATAATCGGCGCCACAGTGTAACCAAGTCCGGCATTTACGATTCGAATTGAAGTTATTGTTCCTGCGGCAGAAACAACAGCTGTTGCGGCAGCCGATACTGTAGATATACCAGTAAATGTAATGGTAGGAGGTGTTACGTATCCTGATCCCGAATTTGTAACTGAAATTGAACCAATTATACCATCACCAATTGATGCAATTCCTGTTGCACCTTTACCTCCACCACCAATAAATCTAATAGAAGGTGCTACTGTATAACCATAACCCGCATTTACAATTTCAACACTTTGAACCGATTGTGCTCTTGGATTTACATTAGTATTGCAAGCGACTATGCCACTAATCATTTTAGCAATTGCAACCGCAGTTTTTCCTCCAGAAGGTGCAGAAGAAATTCCAACAGTTGGCGCATCGGTATAACCACCACCACGATTTGTTATCGTAATAAATCTAATTCCACCATTTACTATGGTTGCACTTGCGGTTGCAGTAGCACCAACTCCAACCATAGTGAGATTTGCAATATTTCCAACAGGAACTTTGTCCGAATCTGTAGAATCAGTCCCACCAATAAGTTCATCAATCTCGTCAATGCTAGTATCTATTAGTTCGTCTTCGTATCTGAAGAGTTCACATCTAAGTTGATAAGTATATAATCCTTGAAGTTGATAGAATGGTTTTTCATGCTCAACATACTTAACTTCAAATAATCTTTTACCTAAAGGAAAATAAATTAAATCTCCCTCTTTGGGTCTAGATGATACTTTTATATTTGGTTGATTTTCAATTAGTGGTGAAATATAGTTTTTAAACCTTTCTCGTGAAATAGTTAATGTTATTTCGTTAAGTGCTTGAATTCCAAACTTTGATAAGATTGTTGGATTATCACTATATCCGTCATAAGTATCTACATACGCCTCAATTGGATATGCACTATTAAACTCAGATTCTATAACTTCTCTTAATACAGTTTTTTCTGTAATAAATTGCCTGGGGAGATAGTGAACTTCAACACCATACATTCTCAATTGCTCATTAATCAGGTCTTGAATAAGTCCCTGCTCCGTCTTTGAACCCTGAAGAAAGAATGGATTAAGCATATGATTAACCTATCATATCTAAAGGAGGAAGTTCATAAGTATTGGACATTTTTTCCATTAAAATATCAATTTCTCTTTGAGCGTCGTCATACATTTGTCTTCCATTTAATTCAACACCACCAGGAAGTTTGACGCCAGTAAATTTCATCATATTTTGTCCCCATTGCCTTTTAATCAGGGAAGTTAGATATGGTTTTAAGAAAGAATCATTCCAAACCCTAGAATAATCATTAGGATCAAGAGTTGAGTAACAGTCAATAATAAAGAACTGATCTGCTCTTACCGAACTCCAATCTATATCCAAATATAATCTATCTTGCCTTTTATTAAATCTTATTTGTTTTTGTGTGTTCAACAGAAAATCTAAATCTTCCAGATATGTTTTAACCATTGCATAACTTAAAAGTTCTGTTGTGCCCCAATAGTAAATATCGTTAAGAAATAGTTGATACTTTACACTAAACATATTATGGGTAATGGTGTTAGCACCGTCAAAAATAAAAATCTTGTTTACTCCAATAATATTTGGGGGCATTTGCAAATAATTGCTGTTCTCATAAAAACTAAATGTTGTTGCGTTCCCAACTATATTTGCTGTTGCTGAAGTACTTGCTATACCTACCGAACTTACGGCATTACTTGCATTGCTCGCTCTTCCTCTATCAATATCTGCTTGAGTTACTTTATACTTATAAAAAGTTGGATATACTCCATCAAAATGTCTTTCTTGAAAAAACTGAACGGCATCATCCACTAAATCTTCAATTTGTTCATCTGCAACGTTAATTTCCAAAACTGGAGCACCCAGTTTTCTTTTGCAATAATCAATAAGTTCTTGTCGAGTAGATGGTTGTGCCATTAGATTTTAAAACCTGCAACTACTTCTTGTTGTTTAAAGTATAGTTTAATATAAGATTTTGCTAGATTTCTCAAAGTTTCAATATCTTCTATACTATCTATATCTCTAGAAAGTTTTTCATATTCAAATAGTTTACTCATGTTTTCTAGAGATATTTTATCAGGATCCATTTGCCAAATTCCTCAATAAATTTTTAATTTCGTTCAAATCACTCTTCATTTCACTTACATCATTTTCAAGATTTTTGATTCTCTGCGATTCATTATATGCTTTTTTATAGCTTTGAATGTAAGCATTGTAACTATCAATATCAGTACTTACTATTCCATGAGAGTAAGTATCTCTTTCAAGATGATCCTTATCTTTTACTTTGATATAATCCATATTAAATATTAGTTATTGGGTTTTACTGTAGCAATTGCTCTCAAGTCAGACAACATTGGTGGAGTTGCTTGATTACTTGATGCCATTACAATTTTAATTGAAAATGCATTAAATTCTGGAAGATCATCTACACTATATTCATAACTCTTAAATGATCTATCTGAACTTTCTGTAACAAAAGAATCTGCAGATCCATCATTTCTCGAAGAGTCTATAACTCTCTTAATACCTATTCCGTCAACTCTATAGTTTGAATAACCAGGGAATAATTCATAATTTTGAGAGGAATCTGGTGCATCATCTCTGAAGATTCTATAAAGAACACGAACGTCATTTACGTCATTTCTACTTGCAGTGAGAAGAACTTTCAGAGAATTTGCTGGAAGTTTTAATCTAACTGGTTTTGAAATATAAATCGCATTATGCTTATCATAGAAAAGACTTCTAACCGAATCATCATCTGCATATAGAGATGCTGTTTGAATTCCAACTGGATTATTAATTAAGTTAGAGGTGGTAAGTACAGAAGTACGAATAGTGTCAATTACAGGAGAAACTCTTGGATCTGAAGAACTCATAAAGAATTCCATTGTCAATGAACGATTTCCTGGACTTTCATTTACAAATCTCTCTTCATTAATATCAGAACAAATAATTTTTGGTTCATTAAAGTAAGTAGTTTCTGCAAGAGGAATAGTTTCAAATCCACTATCAACAAATGATTTTTCGTTTCCACCAATACTAGTTCCCGTAAACGTTCTAATTTTAGCAGTTATATTAGTTTTTGCTGGGATGATATTCGCAATGTTTGGTGTTATTGATTCATATTGAATATTATTTGTAATAACAGTACCTGAATCACCTGTTTGAATTGATGAATTGAAATATAGACCATTAGATCTATCAGATCCAATTCCAGTACCTTCAAAGTCAGTAGAATCCATATCAATCTTAACATGATAACTATCAAGATCAATTGGATGAGTTGTAGTATCTACTTCAGCAAAATTATGTACTTTATTAATTCTTCTTAGAGATACTCCATTAAATTCATACTTATAAACATATACTCCAGAATCATATGAAATTGCTTGAGTTCCATCAACTGCTCTTGTTAAAGTTGTCAATGAATTTCCAGAAACTCCAGTATAAGCAATAACTTCATTTCCAATAATTACATAACCAGGATTTGAAGCACTTACCGCAACACCCTCAAAGTTAGTAAATCCTACTCCGGAAACAACTGAAATTGAATTAACTTCAGAAGATGTAATTTCAGCAGTAGATCTAGAATTTACTTCACTGTTGGTTGGTCTCATCTCACTAATTCTTACATAATTTTCGGAAGAATGCATTCCATGATTTTGCTGATAAATCTTGAGGTGTGTTCCTGTATAATATTGATCTTGAGTGATACTTGAAATTGTAACACCTGCACCAACATAAGTTGTGACTCCAGCAGAATTGACATAACTGATTGTATTAATTCCAGCGGAGAATGTTCCTTGAACCCCGTCGAGAACAAAAGTATTTCTTGAAGAAATTGTAGAAACAACAACTCTTCCACCAAAACCAACATTTTGTCCAATATTTGGAATGAGCAATGAATCTCCAACTTGATATCCCATTCCACCGGAAGTAATACTTACTGAACCAATGGAACCATTACTGACAATTATACTTGCCTTAGCTCCTTGCCCATATCCAGTTTCTGTTGTTAAATCAATATTAGAATAAGTTGATGTTCCTATTGTAGGAGTATAACCAACTCCTGCACTTACTATTGTAACTCCAGTACCAATTGTTATGCTTCCACCAATACCAATTAGAGTTGATGTTGCAGATTCTTGAGTAATGGTAACACCTGGAGTAATGATAGCACTGTCATATCCAGTTGATCCAAGACCGACAACAATTCTCTTAGAAATAGTTTGAATTTGATTTGGACCAGTTACAGTAACTTTTTTGTTTCCAAGAGAAAGTTTTGGATTATAGAATCTTACTAGACCTTCGTTTACGAAGTTTGCTCTATTGACTCTATACTTAAGATCTTCAAGCTGTGCTGGAGACCAAACAGTTCCGTTTTGTGACTTAAAGAGACTTCCTAGTGTTGGTTGTCTAGATACTTTTACACCAGAAAGAATATCATTCTGACCAAGTTCTGTCACAAATACTCTATAGTTTGGACTATTGGAGACAAGAACAATCGCATATTCTGCTTGAGTCTGACTTGCAATAGGTGCTTGACGAACAGTTTGTTGTCTTGGTCCAGATAAAAATACTGGTGATGGGAAAGTAAACTTAGTTGGAATAGTTCCATCAACAGAAAGATTAATTTGATCAGGTGTTAAAGTAACCTCAGAGAATGGTACAACAATATTACTTGGAACACCAGCAACCAGTGGTCTAATCTGGAGAGTAACAGGCATATTATCTGGATCTTTTGTTTCAAACCAAATATCAACAGAAGTTAAAAATACCCCAGTATCTTCAAAAACATAGAATGATTGTGCTAGTGGATCGTATGGTTGTGATATAGACGTTGATCCAGGCGTAGCAACTTGTGTAACTGTAGTCGTATTTGTTGTTGTATTAGTAATTGTTGTTGTATTAATTCTGCTTGGTGGAATGATAGTAATATTTCTTGTCGTTAAAATATTGGTCTCAGCAACATTAACAATTCCACTTGAAGTAAATTCTGCTTCAGCAGTGCTTTCATTAATTCTGGAGTTTGCGATAAACTCAGTTAATTTAATATTTTCAAGTTTTTCTGTATCAATTACAGTAAAGGTATTTTCTCCATTAATCCATTTTGGATTTCCTACTACATTAGGATCTGGAATAAACAATGACCCCAATAGTCTTCCGTTATTGTCGGAAAGTAATCTAATATTAGAAATTCTTGCAACCGCACCCGAAGTTTTTCCAATAAGTCTCATATTCGGAGCAATTTGTCCATAATAATTGGTTTCAGAAAGAAGTTGCAATGCTCTAGTGTCTACATTTAAGAAAGTAGAAGATTCGCTGTAATCGTCAGGTACTGGTTGTTGATTATAAGGATTTAAAGTAAAAATATCTGGTTTGGGAAGTGCTTCAGGATTTTGTGGCAATACCTGTCCCGTTGCAAAATCAGTAATAGGTACTGGATTAGTGATCAATGGTGGATTAGAACCATCAAAAGGACCGGTCTTATGATTTGGCTTGCAGAGTCTAAATCTTATTTTAGCAGATGCAAAATTAGGATCACTTTCTACAGTTTCTCCAATTTGAAACTTACCAGAAATCATTTCAATTTCAAGTAATTTTGGAATAATATAGTCTTTAACATCAATACCTTGGAAGAAACTATAAAATCTAGTACGTGGTTTTAATGCTCTTGCATCAAATTCAATATTTCTACTTCTTAAGTATCTTACGGGTTCGGTATAATTAGATAGAGATTGTGATGTAGTGTCTTTCTCAATAACTCTTTCTGGTGTAAATGTTGTTACCGTGTTACTTGTTGAATTTAAGGTTGTTGTAGTTTGTCTACGTTCTTCTACTCTTCCTGGAGTAAAATCAAGGAATCCACCAAGTCCATTCCCCCCACCACCTCGGGCATTAATCATTCTAGTGAGGAATTGTTCTGCAACATCGGCAGGAACATATCTTTCTAATAATTCTTTATCACCTCTAGTCCAATGAAGACCATTAATTCTTATAGTTCCTCCATTAACGATTTCAATACTTCTAGCTTCTTGTCCTGGGTTAGCCCAACCACCTTTTCCAATAATCGTTACATTTGTTGATTGTTGTGGTCCAAAACCAACATTTCCTTTTGTTGTAATATTAGTAATAGCATTTCTAGCATTACCTAACCAATCGAAAGGTTGATCCCCATTTTGAGCAATTGGTGGATTTGTAAATACAACTTTATTGTCAGTTACATTATTAACAATAGTAATGTTTTGGTCTGGAAGAGGATCTACTGTAGTTTTAATTTCATTAAAACTTGTAGTTGTAATTGCTTTTTCGTCAATCCAAGTATCAATGGGGGGATTTAATTGAAGAAATCCGCTCCAGAATCTGACCAAGAATGCAGTAACACTTTCAGTTTTTGTTGCTAATAACTGTTCGTCATATTTTACTTCAGTGTAGTCTAATGTAATAAGATCGCCCGTTTTCCTTACACCAGGAGAACCTAAATCAGTTACATAACTTTGATCTTTATTTGGTGAGAATGTTTGTCCAACACCAGAAATCGCTTCTGATCCAAGTTGAAGATCTAAAGAAGTTGTATAATGTAAAGGTCTTAACATTTTTAGATCTTTATCAATGCAAGATTTAAAACTTGGATTTTGAAGATCGTGATAAAGGTGGGTTTTAAAGTCATCAACAAAAAATCCACACTTAAATCGATCAAGACCAGTTTCTGCGTCTTTAATGGTAAAGTTTTCAGTTTTTGATTCAAGTGAGGTAAGTGTTGTAAACTCTTCAACTCTTTGAATCCTATCTTCAAGTAAAGAAATATCAGACATTTGATATCTCTTATGCTGTTGCATATTTACGATTGCATTTTTAGGATTATAAAGATAGGGTGGAAGAGTCACGGAAGCAATTTGAAGAGCATTATCTTTTACCACAGGAGGTCTAGGAATTTCATCTGGTTCTCCAGAAACAACCTCAAATTTTCCATCTTGATTTAAGAAAACCTTGTCAACTCTTCCTACATAGAAAGAATAATTTAAAACAATATTTTCATCCGGAGCAAGGGTGTATAGAGAATATTGTCCCGAATTTGTAAATATACGAGATTCAAATTCGAAAGGAGACTTTGTAGAAGATGTATATGGAGCAACTCTTGGGCGAATATCGATAAAATCAGAAACTCTTCTTCCCCTATAAAGAGGAACTTCTGTTTTAAAATTAGAATTTAAGTAGCTATTTGCAGTAATGAATTCTCCAGTATCACTAGAGTCAATTGTATAATTCTGGAAAACAACCTTTAATTTTTTAGTTGGTTCTACAACGTTCCTTCTTCTTATGATTCTACCATAATCATAATACTGATCTCTCTGACCATTATCAAGACTAAAGTTTTGAGTTACGTTTTTATCACCTAATCCTTTTTCAGTTACTAATGCTTGAGTCGTTGAATCTTTTCCTCTTACGACTTCACCTTCTACGAATTGATTTAAATTGAGATAGACATATTCAATTGTGTCTGTCGATACTCGATTAACAACTAATCCAACAGCACCTGAAGTTTGTCCAATAATTTGCTCACCAATAACATAATCCTGATTATTATTAGTTGGTCCGGTAAATGATGTAAGTTTTAAGTTTGGTAAAGAGGGATCTGAAATTCCTGAAGATTCATAAACTGCCAAAACATTTAAAACGTCAGGAACATTTAAAGAAATTTCATTATCTTGAACTCTTGTTCCGTAGACTTGACTAAATGTTAAACCATCATTTAATGTGGTTGTTCCAATTCCGGACGAAGTTAATTTGGAGTTACTTACTACTAAAGTATTTGCTTTATTTAATTTTTTAATTTTGGAGTTTGGTTTGAGATTTCTAACCGTCGTAATCACGTCTGCAACTTGACCAACTCCACCTGCTTTTGTTAGTCCATTAAAAGTTAATATTTTTCCGGTAATGTTTATGTTATATTTGTCTCTTCTTAACGGTTCTATTGTTCCGTCATTATAAGTGATAACAAATTTATCTTCATCAAAAGAATCAAAGAAAATATCTGCATCCGAAGCAGGAATAGTAACCGTTATACTATTTCCCGAGAAAGAAACGTTTGAAAATAATCTTCTTTGAACAATTTCATTATCTTCTAGTTCAACTGAAGAAACATTTTCTCTATTTAATCTTGTAAGTAGAGAAGTGTCTTGGCCATAAGAAAGTGCAGACAGTTTAACTATATTTGTAACAGTAATAGCAGATGTTGGTAAGTTACCGGAACAAATTCCCGAAACTGTTGAAAGTGCTGAAATTGTAAAATTTGTTCCTCCAGCACTTACTGAGTTAACTCTATTGTAAACAACGTCAAAACCCAAATTGGGATTTGGGTATGAAATAATATCACCAGAAGTAATTTTATTGACAAAATTAGTTCCTAAACCTGCTGAAACCGTACTAATTCCACCTACTGCTGCACTAATTGAAAATATCGTTCCTTGAGGTGCAAGTGCATTTCTTGATTCTAGAACTAAATCAGCATTAAAAGTGGATACTCCGACTTGAGAATATATTGATTTTATATCAGAAATACTGTAATCTCTTACAGACCTAATTAATCTTCCGTTATCAATTCCGTTAATTGTGATTGCTTCATTTTCCAAAAACTTACCAGAAACTTGATATAGTGTTAGGGAAGAAGATCCTGTAACTGCTGTTCTTAAATAACCACTTGCATTACTTTTTTTACCTTGAATGAACGCAGGAAGAGATTGTGTAATTGCAGTAGTTAATCCAACAGTTGTAAACGTTTGTATATCGTAAAGTCTTAAAAATGCATTACTGGTGTCATTTACATAATTAGACTCTGGGATAAAGTCATAAACTCTAGCAACACCAATCGTAGTTCCAGTCGCTACAAATGCAGTATTTCCTATCCTAGAATCCATCAAACTAACATATGATGTAGTTCCAAGACCTATTGATGCGGATCCATATGAATTGTTGACAATGAATAGATTTCCTGCATTATATGGAATTACTTGACTGTTTAATGTTTTTGTTGTTCTTGGTTTATCAATATCCAGAAGTTTTGGAGCGATACTTTCAACATCATATCCATTTACATATGCCTTTCCTGGTCCAATTTGATACACCATTTTATCTTCCGATGGTGTATTTCCATTGACTGTATTTTGACCTTCTAGATAAATGCCATTAGTTAATACTCTATCATTCAAACTATCCTGAACAAAAAGAGTAAAAGGTTTTACATAAAAATCTCCATTAGAATCTGCCGTTCTTCTAGCAAGTTCGTCTCTAATTATACTATATTGTGGATTTTTATTGACAAATTGAGGAACTCCGTTTAAGACTCTAAGTATCTCAACAAAATTATCTGCTTCTTCGTCTATTTCTTTTTTAGTTAATTCTGCAGAGATCTTGAATCTATCAGCACCCGGCGCTGCATAATTAGAAAAACCTTGTGCGTTATCAAACAAAGAATTATCTTCGTCTGAAGTTACAACACTTTCAATAACATTAAAACCAACTCTATAGGAAGGATTTACTCCATATTGATCAAGAATAATTCTCTGATCACTAACTCTAAGGAAAATTCCTCTTATAAAATAAACACCAGATGCTACATTTACTGAAGATCCATTTGAAGTCGCATTTGTTGCAATTGTATTACAGATACCTTGCCCAACTGGAATAGTAAAATTGCCATAAGAAACTTCTTTTTCTGCAATCAAAGTTTCAGAATCACTAAAAACTTTGTTATTAAAATCTGCACCACCACTTTCCAAATATTGGAGATATAAAGTATAATTTCCTCTGTCGGATTCGGTATTTTTCAGTAGATAAATTACTCTTGCAGAAACACCACTTGTTGCCCCTCTTAAAGTTGTTCCTAGTAATTGGTCAAAATACAATGAAATAGGAGCACCATTAAAAGTTGGTTCAATTTCTACCGCAGGAAAAGGAATATCGATTGAAGGTTGTCCCGGAATTACTATAGAACCTTCTTTAAAGATATTATTTCCAAATTGTTCAACCTGATTTTGGAGAATTGACTGTAGAGTAGTTAATTCTCTTGCTTGAATAGGATAACCCGGTTTGAATAAAACTTTATAGTAGTCTTTATTTGCATCAAAATCGTCAAAATATGGAGAGACGTTGAGGTTAGTTTCCTGTGGCATAATTCTTTAGAATTGCAAAATGACTTTGATATCTTCTTTTTGGTTTTGTGATCTAGTGATCGAAGGTCTGTTATCGACGTAAATAATGTTTCCTGAGTATTTTTTAACCTCTGGATTTGCCAAACCGCCAATGAAAGATTGACCAAGATTATATGTTCTATTATTTATCGAGGTAGAGACACCCGTAAAAGTAGTATCAATATACAGATTTGTTCCTGTTATAATAGTTGTACCACCAGTTCCGATAGAGTTTGTAAATCTATTCAGATTGAGTCCATAAGTCGGGGAAGAATTTTGTGATCCATCAGTATTAAATCCAACAAGACTTTTATCTTGCCAATATTTTAAAACACCTGTATTTTGATCATAAGAAACTACTCTACCGACGGCTGTTGTTCCTGTGCTTATGGTTTGAGTAAATCTTGAATTTGCAGTAAAAGCAGCACTACTATAACCTGTTCCAGCAAGTCTTAATGCATATACTGAACTTGCTTTTTCCACGTCCAATGGAGAGGTTGAATTATATGCCTCTGGATTTTCTACAATACCAATTCTAGCAATTTTATTTCCAGTTATGAAATCTGGATTTTCTAGATCATTTTCTATTCTTGAGAAAATTAAAACATTATATGCACCTAATTCTCTGTAAATATCTGCTCCATGTCCCCCTTTTGGTGGTATGATCACATTAAAAGTTGGTGTTACGGTTCCTGTTGGAACGTTTCCACCAACCAAATCAACAGTTCCATAAGTATATCCAGATCCGCCGATAGAAACTGTAATAGATTCAACTTTAGAATCATTATTTACAACTATAGTAGCTTTTGCTCCCTGACCATCTCCTTTAATTGGAACATTTGTATAAATTCTATTAGCTGTTCCTACACCAACTCCCCTGTTTGTAATTGTGATAATCTTGAGTTGACTATTTGGAGTAGCAGCGTTTAGACGTATTGGTGAATTTTCAGAACTAGTTTCCCAATTTTTGGGTACTGGTATAAAATTAATGGTATCAAATTTTATAATCTCACTTGGTTTAATTGTATAAAGATATTTCCATATATAACCGTCTCCACTATCTCCCGCTGCTTTTGGTTCTAAATCTGTAAAAGTTGGTTCGTCTAAAGAAGGTCTACCAGAAGGATTTTCTGGATCGGTGCCATTTTCCAAACAAATATAAACTCTATAATCACTATTAATTACATAATAATTTGCAGAATAAAGATTTGTTGCACCAGAAGGTTTTGATGTATTTGTTCTACTAATGTCATGACGATACATATCATAAACTGTTCCAGAAGACCAAATTATTTTTCTAATAACTTGATTTACATCATTTGCTTTAATCTTTTTTAAAGCAACCATATTATCCCAATATTCATTTTCTTGATCAAAACTATCTTTTGGTGCAGGAGGATTTGCATCCCAGTTAACAGAATAATCAGTTGCATTAGTTAAACCAACAAAAGAATAGTAAGAATTAGAAGAAGAAGTTGCTGCTGCAACAAAATTCTTCGCATTCAAAATTCTTAATTGATCAGTTATAATTGCAGACATTTTACAGTTTTTTATCTATTTATGAGATTGAATAGCCAATAAACTTTAATTTATTGAATCTTTGGACTACGGGAGAGGTTGAAATTCCAGAAATATTTGCATAAGATGTAAACTCCTGTGGGTCAATTCTGGTTGGTATTAAAATTATTCCCCAACTATAGTTTCCATAAAAATTACTAAATCCAAGTCCAGTTAAATTATTATAATTAGAAACACTCACAGTAACCTTAGCTACATTAGTAATACCAACACCAGGAACTGCAGTTTGTGCAATAGAAACGGAGGCAACTTGGTAGATATTATCAATAAATGTTGTCCCCACACCTACAACCCCTCCTGATTCGTTAATAGATGTCAATCCGTTACCGATATTTGAATTAGAAACTACAAAATAGTAACCTGTTTGAATTCCACTTATTCCAGTTGTTGCAATACCAACGTTAGAAACTTTAGTATCTCTTATTACTGAATTATTTGGAATAAAGAAATCAAATACAATTCCTGTTGATGCAACACCAACAGATGTAGTATTGATTCCAGTAATTATTCCAAAGTCTCCCTCATAAGAAACTCCGTCAATAACTTCATACTTTATTGTTGGTGATTCGATCAATACAATAGGAGGTTCTGTATATCCACTACCACCAAATGTAACTGCAATTCCCGTCACAGACCCTCCAGATACTGTTGCATCAACTCTAGATGTATTTTGTGCTGCAGTTGTTCCAAATCCAACAGGTGCTGAAATTGATACCGTTGGAGTTGTTGTATAACCAACACCACCATCAGAAATGACAATTGATGAAATTGTTCCAGAAGTTGACACAACTGCAGTGGCAGAAGCAGAAACTACAGAATCTTGGGAAATAATAAGAATTTTATTTTGTGGTTTTTCTGAGATTCCATTTGGAACGTACTCTTTTTTGCTATCAAAGAATGACTTAACACTCTCTACGAAAATCTGAGTAGATCCAATTCCAATATTTTGAATAATATTAGTATTTGGTTGAATATATGGTTCGTAGAGAATTCTATCTTTACCAATTGCTTGACCATTTATGAATAGATCTTCAGTTTGTCTGCACCACTTCAAAGGTCTTAATAGATTTTCATCTCTTGAAATTCCCTGGCCAGAATATAATTCTGTTTCGAGAGTATCTGAAGAAATGATTTCATTTACTAATCTTCCATTTTCGGCAGTTTCGATATTATCACTGTTTAAAGTGACTACATCTCCAACTTTAATAGTTTCTAAAATATCAGAAAGTTCGGTATCAACACCGTCTGTTCCTCTATAAAATACTATTCTAGCTTTATCACCTTCTTTTGGTGTCTCAGTAAATTTTATAAAACTACCTCCATTAAAAATGTAACTTTGTCCAGGTACTTGTAAAACATCATTAATAAAAACTAATAGTGTTGCTTGAACGTCAATATTGGAACCTTTTTTAGATCTGATTGTAGTTTGATTTCCACCAATTTTGATTGGGAATATTGTTCTAGTACCATCAAATAAAGAGTCAAACGAATCAATTACTTGGAGAGATCCAACTGTCCATGCGGCAAAGTTGTCAGTAAATACATCATCAATAGTAAGCTCAAAATTAGATAATGGTAAAGAAGTATTTGTTGGAATTCCAGTTGTTCCTCCGATTGATACCGTTAAAACTTCGTTTATTCTATAACCATATCCAAGATTTTTAAAATCAAACGAAATTATGCTAGATCCTTGACCTACAATAATATCAACGAATGCTCCAACTCCTGAACCAGACGGGGAACTAGGGCTATAAATTAGAGGAATATTTGAGTATGATAAAGGACTATCAAAAATTACTACTGGAGGGTTTGTAAAAGTGTATCCCATTCCTGGATTTGTAATAGCAACTCCAACTATATGACCATTGCTAATTGCTGCGGTTCCAATAAACTGAATAGTTGGAGATCCTGTGCTTGAAGTAGCAACTGCAACATTTACAACTGTTTGGATTCCTGGTCTATATCCAGATCCGCTATTTCCAATACTAATTGACTGAATTGTTCCTGCAGAAGAAACTATGGCGGTTCCTCCTGCTGCAACTAAAGGTTGATATCCAAATCCAGTTGTAGATCCAACAGAAAGAATAACTCCTCCACGAGGAACACTTGCAGTGTTTACATCATAACTTGTAGAAGATGCAGTTCCAGTAAAAGTTACAGTTGTAATTCCGGAATTTTCATTTAAACTATAATCTCCTATTGCAAATGAAGATGGTGTTTGGAAAACATTGTTAATC